CTGGTCTTATTGATGCTAATGCTCGTCTTGACGTAGTTGGTGGTGCCAATCTAGATCAACTAAATGTATCTGGCATTACTACACTTGGTGCTGTTGACATTAATGGCATAATAGACGTTGATGGTCAGTTAGATATAGATGAGTTAGTTGTTGCCGGTGTTGCAACCTTTAGTTCTTTAATAGATGCTAATAATAGATTAGATGTAGTTGGTGGTGCTAATTTAGATCAACTGAATGTAACTGGTGTATCTACTTTAACAGGCAATGTATCCTTTGGAACAAGCGCCTTCTTTGGTGATAATGATAAAATCAATATGGGTGATAATGATGATCTACAGATTTATCACGTCTCTAATGGAACTGGCATCATTCAGAATGCTGGTTCTGGTCAGTTACAACTTCGTAGTGATACAATCAGACTACTGAATCAAGCAACTGATGAAGACTTTGCTTTCTTCAGAGATGATGGAGCAGTAGAACTCTATTATAATAATACAAAGAGATTTGAAACATCAGGAGTTGGTGTTACGGTTTATAATCAGTTAGATGCTACTGACTTAAATATATCTGGAGTATCAACCTTTGGAGGTGTTTCTACTTTCAATGATGATGTGAGAATTACTGCGGGTGGATTAGATGTTGTTGGAGTGGCAACATTCTCTACCAATGTAAATGTTACAGGAACACTTGATGCCGGACTTATCGATGGAGGAACCTACTGATGGCAAAACCAGCAAGCAGACAAGAACTAGTTGATTATTCTTTGCGACAATTAGGAGCTCCAGTATTAGAGATTAATATAGATGATGATCAACTAGATGACTTAGTTGATGATGCCCTTCAATATTTTCAGGAACGTCATTTTGATGGTGTTGAGAGAATGTATCTCAAGTATAAACTTACTGAGGATGATATTAATAGAGGAACTGCTCAAGTTGGTGGAACTAATACTGTAGGTATTGTAACAACATCTGGAATTACCACCAACGTTAGTGGTATGTCAACTGTAACTAATAACTTTTTTGAAAATTCCAATTTTATTCAAGTTCCAGATTCAGTTATTGGAATTGAAAAAATTTTTAAATTTGATAGTAGCACACTATCAGATGGGATGTTTAATATAAAATATCAGTTATTTTTGAATGATGTGTATCAGTTTAATTCAATTGAACTTCTTCAATACTCAATGGTCAAAACATATTTGGAAGACATCGAGTTTTTATTGAGCACCGATAAACAAATTAGATTTAATAAAAGACAAAATAGATTGTATTTGGATATTGATTGGAAATCTGAGAAAAAAGACACCTTTTTAATTATTGATTGCTATAGAATTTTAGATCCTAATACATTTACGAATGTTTATAATGATAGTTTTTTAAAAAAATATTTAACTGCTCTTATTAAAAAACAATGGGGACAAAATTTGTTAAAGTTTAGAGGTGCAAAGCTCCCTGGTGGATTAGAACTTAATGGAAGAGAATTATATGATGATGCTTTAAGAGAACTGGATGATCTAAAACAAAGAATGTCTTCTGAATATGAACTTCCACCTCTTGATTTCATCGGATAAAATATCATGGTATTAAATTCTTATTTTTTACAAGGTAGTCCAGGTGAGCAAACACTCATGCAGGACTTGGTGAATGAGCATATAAAAATTCATGGTATAGAAGTACATTATCTACCTAGAAAAATATTTAAAACGGATGATATTATTAAAGAAATTCAATCGTCAAAATTTGATGATAGTTTTTTAATTGAGGCATACATTAATAACGTTGATGGATATGCACCAGATAGTGATATAATGACCAAGTTTGGTTTGAGATTGAAGAATGAAGTAAATCTTACCATATCTAGAGAAAGATTTGAAGACTTCATCTCTCCATTTTTGGAGGGTATTTCCTCGGGCATCAGAGAAAACCAAATTACTGGATTTACTTTTGGAGATTTGATTACTAGACCAAAAGAAGGTGATCTAATTTATTTCCCTTTAGGTGAAAGATTATTCGAAATTAAAAGAGTTGAGCATGAGAAACCATTTTATCAATTAGGAAAACTTTATACCTATGATTTAAGTTGTGAATTGTTTGAATATGAAAATGAATTTATTGATACTAGTATTGCCGAGGTTGATAATCAACTAAAAGATGAAGGTTACATTACAACTATTGATCTTGTTGGAGTTGCTCAAACTGCAACTGCAACTGTTGGTGTATCTAGTGGTCGTGTTACTGAAATATTCTTGAATAATGATGGATCTGGATTTACATCTGCACCAACGATTACTTTCTCAAACGCACCAGTTGGTGGACATAATGCATCTGCGGTTGCGATCACAACTCAAAGAGCCAATGTTACTTCAATTTTCAGACTTGAAATGACAAATGCCGGTGCTGGGTATACGCAAGCACCAACTATTTCAATTTCTGGAGGTGGCGGATCTGGTGCTGCTGCAACATGCTCCATCTCTACCACCTTTGGTGTTCAGCAAGTTGTTGTTGGCACTGCAGGAACTGGATATGCTTCTTCTCCAACAGTGACCGTTGCTGGTCCCCCATCAGGAATCAATACCGCCATTCTCAATCCAATATTCGCATCCTCGATTGGTGCTGGAATTAATACCGTAAGAATACTGAATTCTGGCATTGGTTACACATCCGGTCCAATAAGTCTTGAATTCTCTGGACCAACTTCTGGTATTGGAACTTTCTATTACAATGAAACTGTCACCGGACAAAGTTCTGGAGTTACTGCTGTTGTTAAAGATTTTGATTCTGGTGTACGTGTATCTACTGCAGGAACTGTAACAGTTATTGGAGAGACCAAACTAAGAGTATCACTCAATACAGGTAAGTTCTTTGAGGGTGAAACTATTGTTGGTGGTTCATCCACTGCTACATATATTGTGAAGACTCATGATCTTGATAGTCATGATCAACCATCAGACTCCAATGAGGAAATCGAATTGGAAGCAGATTCACTACTAGATTTTAGTGAAAGTAATCCCTTCGGAGAGTATTAATGTTAGGAACTTATTATTATCACGAAATAATACGAAAGACAATTATTTCTTTCGGAACTCTGTTTAATAACATTAATATTAAGCACAAAAAATCTGATGGAACAATTCTTGATGATATTAAAGTTGGTCTGGCATATGGACCACAACAGAAATACTTAGCAAAAATTCAAGAGCAGGCAGAGTTATCAAAAGCAGTTGCCATCACCCTGCCAAGAATGTCTTTTGAAATGACAAACATTCAGTATGATCCCACAAGAAAGTCTGGCATAACTCAAACTTTCAAAGCAAGTGATGGAACAAATTTGAAGAAAGTTTTCATGCCTGTTCCTTATAATATTGGATTTGAGTTAAGTATTTTTAGTAAATTAAATGACGATGCCTTACAAATTATTGAACAAATACTTCCATTCTTCCAACCATCATTTAATCTGACAGTTGATTTAGTAAGTTCTATTGGAGAAAAAAGAGACATACCCATAGTTTTAGAAAATATTTCTTTCCAAGATGATTATGAAGGATCCTTTGAAACTAGAAGGGCACTGATATACACTTTAAATTTTACTGCAAAAACTTATCTGTTTGGTCCAGTTGCAGATACTACTGATGGACTTATTAAAAAAGTCACCGTTGATCAACATTCCGGAACAAACACTCAAACTGCAAAACGAGAAGTTAGATATACAGTTACTCCAGACCCAATCACTGCCGGACCTGAGGATAATTTTGGATTTAATGAAACAACTACATTTTTTAGTGACTCTAGAGAATCAAGTCCTACAAGGCAAATAGATATATAATATCATGAAAAATAATTACGATGATTTAGATAAAGCACTGAATGTTGAGAGTAGCATCGTTGAAGTTGATGAGACTCCAAAGTCTCTTGATGTCACTCCACCAAAGTCATCTTCGAAACCAGAAGATGTAAAAAAGGACTATGATTATACACGAGCAAACTTATATTCGTTAATTGAAAAAGGTCAAGAAACTTTAAATGGTATAATGGAACTTGCCAGTGAAGGCGGAAGTCCTAGAGCATATGAAGTTGCAGGACAACTTATTAAATCGGTTGCCGATACGACTGATAAATTGATGGACCTTCAGAAAAAAGTGAAGGAAGTAGATGAAGAGTCGCCAAGTAAAACTAATAATGTTACAAATAATGCTGTATTTATTGGTTCGACTTCGGATTTATCAAAAATGCTAAAAAAAGGATTTTTAGATAATAATTCTGAAAAATGACATGTAAATTAAATTATGACTGATAGTGTATATCTTGGCAATCCCAATTTAAAAAAAGCAAATACTCCAATCGAATTCAGTGAAGAACAAATCATTGAATTTATGAGGTGTAAGGAAGATCCCGTATATTTTGCAAATAATCATATAAAAATTATCTCCTTGGATGAAGGATTAACTCAATTTCATCCATATCATTTTCAAGAAAAATTAATCAATAATTTCCATAGTAACAGATTTAATATCTGTAAAATGCCCAGACAAACTGGCAAATCAACCACTGTCATTTCATATCTTCTTCATTATCTCATTTTTAATGATAGTGTTAATATTGGAATTCTTGCAAACAAAGCAGCAACTGCTAGAGAACTATTAGCAAGACTTGCAACAGCATACGAAAATCTTCCAAAATGGATGCAACAAGGTGTGTTGGTTTGGAATAAAGGTAATATTGAGTTAGAAAACGGAAGTAAAATTTTGGCAGCATCAACGTCTGCAAGTGCAGTTCGTGGTATGTCTTTCAACGTTCTGTTCCTGGACGAATTTGCATTCGTTCCAAATCATGTTGCAGATTCATTCTTTGCATCTGTTTATCCTACTATTACTTCTGGTAAGAATACGAAAGTAATTATCGTATCCACACCACATGGTATGAATCATTTCTACCGTATGTGGCATGATGCAGAAAGAGAAAAAAATGAGTATATTCCAACAGATGTTCA